CTGCCCCAGCTGATCGAACTGTGGGGTCTGAACGTGCAGACGGAGGTGGAATCCAGAAAAAACCTCGAAAAAGTGAGCGGGAAATGACCACCCCGCTCTTTCTGCTGCGCTGTGTACAGCTCGGTATCAGCATCGCCGACCTCGACCTGCTGACCATCGGGTTGGTCAATGATATGTTCACAGAACGACAGAATGACGACTATCCCTACAAAGAGCTGGCAAGTCAGTCGGACTTCGACCGATTCTAAAGGTTCGACTTATTTTACTTGACTTTGCAGACCATCTGATTTATTATACTCGTAAAGAAGTAACTTACGAGTTACTAACTCACGAGTATAATTATTGGAGGTGGGCATATGAGTCAATTCTATTGCCGTGAGGATGAGCTTCGGAAACTGAATAAACGATACGCTGGTGATAAGTTTGAGTGTATCGTCATCTACGGCAGACGACGTGTTGGGAAAACAGCATTGATCAATGAGTTCTGTAAAGATAAGCCTACCATTTTCTTTTCTGCATTGAACACAACAGGAAAGGAAAATCTGGAGGCTCTCTCAAAGTCAATCATGAGTTTTGAGCGGCCAGATATGGAGTCTGCACCGGAGTTCAGGTCTTATGATGCTGCCTTGGACGAGCTGACTGCACTTTCAAAGGAAAAACGGATTGTCTTTGTTATTGACGAGTACCCGTATCTTGCAAAGGCAAAGCCGGCCATTTCAGCGATGCTGCAGCACATCATCGACCACAAATGGACAGAGTCCAAGATGTACCTGATTCTTTGCGGCTCCTCTATGAGCTTCATGGAGAGTCAGGTACTTGGCAAGGAAAGTCCGCTGTATGGCAGGCGTACTGGCCAGTTTAAGATTGAGCCGCTGGACTATAAGGAAACCGCTGTGTTCCACCCAAATCTGTCTGCAGAAGACAATTCCCTGATTTATGGAATCACGGGAGGAGTTCCTCATTATATCAATAAGCTGGATGTGCGAGATAGTGTGGATGAAGCTCTGCTGGATAATTTCTTTGACCGTTCCAGCTATCTGTATGAGGAACCGGGCAATCTGCTGAAGCAGGAACTTCGGGAGCCGGCCATTTATAATGCAATCATTAAAGCGATTGCAGAAGGTGCTTCCCGAATGAACGATATCAAGATGAAAGTCGGCGAGGAAAATTCGGTCGTATCGAAGTACTTGAAAACGCTGATCGACCTTGGCATTGCTAAGAAAGAAACACCGATTACAGAAAAACCGGGTAAGAAAACCATCTATCTGCTGGCTGATAACTTCTTCCGTTTCTGGTATCGGTTTGTGCCAATCAATATGAGTGCCATTGACTCTGGCAGAATTGCAAAGACCTATCCACACGCTGTAAAACAGTATCTTCCGGATTACATGGGTCTGATTTTTGAGAAGATGTGTCAGGATTACCTGCTCTATTATTCGGACAGTCTCCCTATTGAGCTGAGTGAAATCGGCCAGTGGTGGGGTACAGACCCGAAGAAGAAAAAGCAGATACAGATTGATATTGTTGGAACACCCGTTGAGGGTAAGGACTATATCATCGGTTCATGCAAATACCGGAATGAGAAAATCGGTGTGGATGAACTCGATTTGATTCGGGATTATGCCTCAGTTTTTGGAAAGGGCAACAACTATCACTACTATATCTTCTCGAAAGGCGGATTCACAGATGGACTTCTTCAGGCACAAGAGCGAGGTGAAGTTCGGCTGATAACGCTGGAAGACCTTTACAAGTAAAAATTCTAATCAACCCTGCTGGTGAAAGCTGGCAGGGTATTTTTATACCCATTTTTAGCCTGTCTGCCCCGTGCAGATGGGCTTTTCTTATGCCTGCAGGAGGTGGTTACGTAAATGGCATCCAGAATCCAGGGCATCACCGTTGAGATTGGCGGCGATACCACAAAGCTCTCCAAAGCACTGGAAAGTGTAAACAAGTCAATCAAGGGGACGCAGTCCGGACTGAAGGATGTCAACAAACTCCTGAAACTGGACCCTTCCAATACAGAACTGGTTGTCCAGAAGCAGAAGATGCTTAAGGATGCCATTGAAGCCACCAAGGAAAAGCTGGCAACTCTGAAAACTGCCGCACAGCAGGCAAATGAGCAGCTTGCTAACGGTGAGATCACCCAGCAGCAGTACGATGCCCTCCAGCGTGAGATTGCGGAGACCGAACAGAATCTGCGGTCTTTACAAGACCAGGCGGCGACCACGAATGCGACTCTTGCCAAGATCGATGAAGCCGGAGAAAAGCTCCAGAACATTGGATCTTCTGTGGAGAATGTTGGTAAGAAGTTCCTGCCGGTGACTGCCGCTGTAACGGGTCTTGGCACTGCCGCAGTGAAGACCGCAGCCGACTTCGATTCCGAGATGAGCAAGGTTTCTGCCATTTCCGGTGCGACTGGGGATGACTTCGACCAGCTTCGTGCAAAAGCCCGTGAAATGGGTGCAAAGACAAAGTTCTCCGCATCTGAGGCGGCCTCGGCGATGGAGTACATGGCCATGGCCGGATGGAAAACGGGGGATATGCTGAATGGTATCGAAGGTATCATGAACCTCGCGGCGGCATCCGGTGAAGACCTCGCTACGACTTCGGATATCGTCACCGATGCCCTTACCGCGTTCGGCTTATCCGCTGCGGATTCTGGGCATTTTGCAGATATCCTTGCAGCCGCTTCCTCTAATGCGAACACAAATGTCTCCATGATGGGCGAGACGTTTAAGTACTGTGCGCCTATCGCCGGTGCGCTGGGGTTCTCGGCAGAGGATACCGCAGAAGCCATCGGTCTTATGGCAAACAGTGGTATCAAGGCTTCACAGGCTGGTACTTCCCTTCGTACCATCATGAATAACCTTTCCGGTGAAGTGACCTTTGTGGGTAAAAACATCGGAGAGGTCACGATTGCGACCAGCAATGCAGATGGCAGCATGAGAAGCTTGAATGACATCCTTGCGGACTGCCGTGTGGCGTTCTCCGGGCTTTCGGAATCTGAGAAGGCCGCCAACGCAGAGGCACTGGTCGGCAAGAATGCGATGTCCGGTTTCCTTGCCCTAATGAATTCCAGCGAGACGGACATCAACAAACTGCGTGGTGCCATTGAAAACTGTGACGGCGCATCCGAGAGCATGGCAGAAACCATGCAGGACAACTTAAACGGTCAGCTCACCATCCTGAAATCTCAGCTGGAGGAGCTGGCTATTTCTTTTGGTGACATTCTGATGCCTACCATCCGCAAGATTGTATCTGTCGTGCAGCAGTTCGTGGACAAGCTCAACAGCATGGATGAAAGTACCAGGGAAACGATTATCAAGATCGGACTCTTGGCAGCATCCATTGGCCCGCTGCTCATTGTGCTTGGTAAGACCATATCGACCATCGGCACAGCGATGCGGGGTTTCAGTTCTCTTGCAAAGGGTGTCCGGCTTCTCATCACCCATGTGGGCAGTGCCAGCGGTGTGTTCAGCAAGCTGGGTGTGGTTCTGGGTGGTCTGTCCGGGCCGGTCGTAGCCGTGGTGGCGGTCATCGGTACGCTGGTGGCAGCGTTCATGAATCTCTGGAATACCAATGAAGAGTTTCGTACTGCCATTACCGGCATCTGGAACGACATTGTTTCCAAGGTGAAAGGCTTCTGCGACCAGCTGACACAGCGGATCAACGGGCTGGGCTTTGATTTTAAGGATGTCACTGAGGTACTGAAAGCAGTCTGGGATGGCTTCTGTCAGGTGCTTGCACCGCTGTTTGAGGGAGCATTCCAGAATATTTCGACCATCCTCGGTGTGGTTCTGGATACCTTACTGGGTCTGTTCGATGTCTTTTCCAATGTGTTCTCCGGCAACTGGAGCGGCGCATGGGAAGCGGCAAAGGGCATCTTCTCCAGTATCTGGGATGGCGTGAAGTCCATTTTCTCCACGACCCTTACTACTCTGAAGAGTGCGCTGGATGTGTTCCTTGGTCTGTTCGGTACGGACTGGCAGACGGTCTGGGGCAGTATCAAGAACTTCTTCGAGACTGTGTGGAGTGGAATCAGTAGCTTCTTTTCAAACACAGTTTCCGCTATCCAAAGTGTAGCAACGACTGTATTTACAGCAGTGTCTGGATTTTTCACCACCGTCCTTACGAGTATCCAGACGACCTTCAGCACCATCTGGACGACCATTTCCACAGCAGTTTCGTCTGTGCTGAATACGATCCATACCACGGTGACAACTGTGTGGACGGCGATCTCGACCGCGATCTCTACGGTCATGAACACCATCAGCACGACCATCACTTCGGTGTGGAATGGCATCTACAACACCATAAAGCCTCTGCTGGATGCGTTCAAATATCTGTTTGAGACCATCTGGCAGGCAATCCAGATCCTGATCGGTGCAGCACTGACCGCGATCCAGACGAAGATCACTTCCATCTGGAACGCCATCGTCGCCTTTGTGACTCCGCTGCTGACTGGATTGCAGACGACTTTCTCTACGGTTTGGTCCGCGATCCAGACAGCTATCTCTACGGTGCTGACAGCAATCCAGACCGCAGTGACAACTGTATGGAACGCCATTGTATCGTTCCTGTCTCCGCTGCTGACTGGCATCCAGACCCGGATGAGTACGGCATGGAATGCGATCAAGACGGTCATTTCGACTGTCCTTTCTGCGATCCAGTCCAAGGTTTCTTCCATCTGGAGTGCCATCAGCAGCAAGATATCCGGTGTGGTAAACAGCATCAAATCGGTGGTTTCTTCCGGCTGGAATGCTATGAAATCCACGGTATCGTCCCTCAGTAACAGCATCAAGAGCGCAGCGACCACAGCTTTTAACTCGATGAAATCCGGGATTTCCTCCACGATTTCCGGTATCAAGACCACCATTACGAATGGTTTTAACAGCGCAGTCTCCTTTATCAAGGGTCTGGCTGGACAGGCATTCTCGTGGGGCTCGGACATGATCGGCAACATTGTGTCGGGTATCCAGTCGAGGATTCAGGATGTGGCAAGTGCCGTATCGGGGGTGGCAGACCGTATCCGTTCTTTCCTGCACTTCTCTGTGCCGGATGAAGGACCGTTGGCGGATATGGAAAGCTGGATGCCGGACTTCATGCAGGGACTGGCAAACGGTATCACGACCAACACCGGTCTTGTGACTGCGGCGGCAGAGAATCTGTCCACCACGCTGTCTACTTCCATCACCAACTCCATGAGGGGTGTGGAGCAGGCATACAGTAAGAGCTGGGCGGCCATCAGCCAGACGGTGAAGACCGGAACGGCAGGTGTGAGTGCCGCGATGAGATCCGCATGGAGTTCCATTACGACCAGTACCACGAGCACATGGAACAGCATCAAGACCACCATCCAGACCAGCTTCTCGGCGGTGAAATCCAATGTGACTTCCGCGACAGCAGCAGTGAAAACGTCCATGACCAGTGCATGGAATGCAGTGAAGTCGCTGACAACGACCAGCTGGAACGGCATCAAGAGCGTTATCACCACAGCATGGAACGGAATCAAGTCTCTGACTACTTCGGCAACTGCTTCTGTAAAATCTTCCATGACCAGCGCATGGAACGCAGTGAAAACTCTGACGAACACCAGCTGGAATGGTATCAAGACGGTCATCACGACTGCATGGAATAGCATCAAGAGTCTTACAACATCCTCTGTATCCGCAGTTCGCAGTACAGTCACGAGCGGCTGGAACACACTGAAATCCACCACGACCTCTGCCTTCAACAGCATCAAGTCCACGGTGTCTTCGGCAATGTCCAGCCTGCGCAGCACGGTTTCTTCCGGTGTTGCAAGTATCAGGAGCAGCTTTAACTCGCTTGGTTCGATCGCTTCTTCGGCATACCGCTGGGGTGCAGATATCTGTTCCCAGATGGCGGCAGGTGTCCGGGCAGCGGCCGGTTCCGTGATCGCAGCGGCAGAAAATGTCGCAAGCAGGGTCAGAAGTCTGCTGCATTTCTCTGTGCCGGACGAAGGCCCTCTGTCTGATGCAGACACCTATATGCCGGACTTCATGAAGCTGCTGGCGACCGGCATTAAGAAAAATGTCAAGTCGGTAGTGAAGGCTGTGCAGGGGCTTGCCGGGTCTATGAGCAGTAACCTCACGACCCCGGTGGATTCTCTGGGCGACTGGATGGATTCTGTGGTCGGCAGTTTTGCCACCACGATCAAGAGAAGCCAAAGTGGTATCGGCAGTGCTGCTAGGGATGTGGGCAGCGGTATCCAGTCCCAGCTGATGACCGGGCTTTCCGGACTGAAAACACAGTTCCAGCAGCTCTGGACTGACCTGCAGGGCATCACCAAAACTGCAGTCGGCAGTATGAGCGATGAAGTGAAGCAGGGCTTTACGGATATGAAGGATTCCATTGGAGAGCTGAGTTCTCAGACCAGTTCCCTTGGGAATGCGATCCGCAGCCTTGGTGATACCTTCGACTCGGATTTTCTGAAGAGTCTGGGCAACGGCATCAGCAAAGTCGGTGACACGGTCAATACGGTCACCGGTCTTGTGGATAAGCTCGGCTCCATGAAGAACACCATCGGAAACCTCGGAAGTACGTTGCAGAACCTCGGTAATGTCCTTGGCTCCGAAAACGGAGGCGGTCTGCTGTCCAACCTCGGCAGTTTCCTGTCGAAGATCGGCAGCGCAGATGGCGGTCAGATCGTGTCGAACTTTGGCAACCTGATCTCCGGGCTGACCTCCAAAATGGGCGGTCTGGGAGAGGGGATCTCCGGCATCATCTCGAAGCTGGGAAGCCTTGGTTCCAGCGGTGGGGGAATCCTGTCGAATCTGGGCGGGCTGCTTTCCGGCGTAGTGTCGAAAATCGGCGGCTTAGGCGGCAGTCTTTCCGGCATCGTATCGTCTATCGGTTCTTCGCTGGGCGGTATTGCCGGGACAGTCGGCACAACGCTTTCCGGTCTGCTCGGTTCTGTGGGTACGACCGTATCCGGTCTGGCTGCTGGCGCAGGTACAGCCCTTGCAGGGGTAGCAAG